GTTTTGGGTAGTTTATGTCATTGAACCACGTTGTAGAGAGAAACCAGGACATTCTGGATCCTCCCCCCTTCTCTTTAACGTCTATTTAGGTCAAGACGATATGGGGCTCAGCAGCCCCTGATCCCTGTCAGGCGAACAGACCCGATCGAACGGGCACCTGACAGCGCGGATTCCGAGATAACTCCTGTTGCCACGAGGACGGACAACTGTTTCTCAACTGGCGTCGTAAAACGACTACCAGAAAGGAGTTGATTCTCGATATCACCAACATCGGACTGAATGTCCAAACGGTAATCACGAACAAGGTCGCGCTCATAGCATGGCGGCCTTAGTGCTGAAGAAACCATCTTCATGAATGATGGGATTTTAAAACCGAAGTCACTGCGTCGAATGGCAGTGCAGCGTAAACCAATACGCATCTTCAGCTCCTTCATCCTCATATTCAAGGGGATCCTGACACCCGCTGCTCGAAGCAGCCGGAAGGCTTTTACAAAGAAACCGCGAGGGGGCGGAGTCTCTTTATCAAGATCGATGGCGGCAAACACTCCATCTGTATCTCCTGCGATCCAGGGCGCCTTTAAAGGCTCTGGCGGAACGAGGTTCCGTTCCGAATCATCGGTGGTCTTACCAACACGATAAAAATCGCAACCAAGCTGCTCACGAGCGAAACGAATCTCGTCGACAGACATACCCACAGTCACTGATGACTTATGAGAATGCCGAACACTATGGTGTGGAGAAGACACTGGAAGTGTCGCAGTGCGCTCTGAAAACGGACTCAAAGCAAATAAGGCTTGAGCAAGACATCTCTGTTCCGTAGTGATGAAATTTTGAAATCCATCCGGTTTATCGATCCCCATCCCACCAAGGGATATAGGGACAAACAGATTACGTCCTGCTGCCTCATAGGCAATCTGAGAACCGTGACGAGCAAGAAACATTTTGAGAATGTCGCACTGCTTGCCTGGCAAGCACCCCGCTAGAATCTGCGGGATCGTTGATACAATTCGTTGATCGACTGAACTATCCGACCCACCCATCACCTTATTCTTTCCAAAGAACAGCCCCGTGTTGAGGAACGCAATATACTCAGGATGAGGTACAATACGTCGTGGAATGTGAGTTTTCAAATTCAGATGAAAAATCATCGAATTCACATTGGCAATAATGGGATGACAATAAGCTTTCCCAGGGCTCATGGTAAGCCCGACCTTCTCGCCGAGGGCGATATGGTCAGTCCAGAGGGACTTGGGTGCAACGTAGAGCATGTCGTCTCCGTTGACAAGAACACCCTTCAACTTATCTCGAAGAGAACGAGAATCCTCCTTGATAGTGGCAAGGTACAAACCAAGGTTTGCCAAGCAGAGGATCGGGAACGAAAGGATCGAGCCCATGAGTTGACCATTCACTTGCTGTATAGGTTTCACAGCTGAAGGAAATGGATAGCGAATCTTGTGTGGTGCTAGAACAGCAAGCCACAGCTTCGTCATCATAGCATCCTGCCCCTCAAGAAGGTGGCTAAGGATACTAGCTGAAAGGCGAGCCGAGAGTCGGTCGGTCGCCGCGGAATAGTCGATACTGAACCAGTGATCGTCTCCACTACCGCACTTGACACGATTGAGGGCTAAATCAATCAGAAATGTCGGACACATGGGTTGTCCAATCAGCCGAAAACAGTCCATCTCCCTCATCATCCCATGAAGCGCCTTTTGAAGCCACTTGGAGAGATAATAAGGGACCGCTTCTCCCTTGGAGATGATGCGGACCTTGAGAGGTTCCAGAACTGTCTGGATTGTAGCCTTGAGAATAATCTTGTCACGTTTGTGATATCGGATGAAGTCCCGCTCAAGAGCGTTGAACCACTTAGTCTCCCCATGAGGATAGGAGTACTCTTCGATAACCACATTGGTGTGGATTCGACCCCCCGAAATAAGGCGCGGATGAAATGACATTCGTACTAGGTCTGGTGTGACCCTGCCATATTCAATTGGTAATTCGGGGTGCATTTTGCCAACGCCAGAAAGGCGAGCAAGATGCCCTAGCTGCCCCTTATGGGCACGACTAGATTCATGACATGCGCGAGTTGACGCGACATGTCTGAACGGTTCGGGATCGAGGATGCTCTCCCATTCGGCAGTCTTGATGATCTGCCCGAGTTTAACCTTTAACTCATCCAAAACAGGTTTCAACTCCGTGAACACGGTATCATGTGTCACATCATCAATTGGGTCAACCCGACCCATGGCTACTCGGTGCTCCTCCAAGTTGATTTCGATCAATGCTTGGGTGAGCGGCGCTGCAGAGCGCTTTCCTTGTAACCACGAGTACCACAAGTGGGTATTCCTTTTTGATGTGTAACGCAGACGCGGTCGAGTCCAACGACGGAAGTCACCCTTGGGTTCCCAAGTGACATCCGGCTCCTTAGGCATTTCCGCCTTGAAGTATTGGCTCGCGGGAGCAACAGTAAGGTACTTTGCTCTTTTCACGAAGACCACCTCATCACAATCGAGATAGGTGGTTGCCTGAGCTTTGAACGAGTGGATAACACTCTCAGGTGCGCAGTGATGGTTAAGAACCAGCGCAAGACCTGAAATCAGCTCTTTGGCACGTGCAGCATTAGCTAGCTGCGCAGCTTTCTCCCCCTCGACACTTTGAGAGTGTGGGAGGACTGGGGGTATTTGTACCCCAGGGTCCGGCAATGGACCAAGATGTGAGTGACGGGAACGACCAGGTGCAAATCTGGCCAGCGGATCAAGGTTGGGCACACCCCAATCGCCGATTCCATCGTCACGCGAACAAACTGATTCTACGTTCGGGTCTATGTTTAACATAGGA